CCGCCGTGTACGCGTGGCCGAAACTGGAACTTTGGTTTTAGGTGCACCAAAAGTGGGCAAAGGGCGCAAGCCAACTCCGAAGGCAATCCTGCGGCTCCGCGGCTCCCGCATCCGCGGCCCGCACGCTCGCGGCGTTGACGCTCCGCCCGGCGTGCCGCCGGCCCCGGCGTGGCTGGCCGATGTCGCCCGCGAGGAGTGGGAGCGGATCGTGCCGATGCTCGAAGCGAGCAAGGTGATGAGCCCGCGGCATCAGCAGACGCTCGCAGCCTACTGCGACTCATTCGCCGACATGGTGCAAGCCGACGCCGAACTCAAGGCGAACGGCACGACCATCATGGACGACAAGGGTAGGGTGAGCAATCACCCGGCGTGGCTGCGGAAGCGAGACGCCCGCAACCAAATGCTCAAGTTCGCGGCTGAGTTTGGACTCACCGCTTCCGCCCTGGCGAGGGTTTCCGCCGTTGAGCAAGCGACCCCGGAAGACGAAGACGACGCCAAGATGTTCGCGTGACCTCGGCCCCCGGAACGACAAGGCCGACATGGCGGTGCGGTTCTTCGAGGAGAATCTCACCCACGCGAAAGGCGAGCTCGGCGGGCAGGCGTTCGTGCTCGAGCCGTGGCAGCAGCGGTACGTTCGCACGCTGTTCGGGACGTTGCGAAAAGACGGGTTGCGGCAGTACCGCACGAGCCTGCTTGCGATTCCCCGCAAAAACGGGAAGAGCACGATGTGTGCGGGCATCGCTCTCAAGTTGCTTTTTGACGGCGAGCCGGGCGCGGAAATCTACTCGTGTGCCGCCGACCGCGACCAAGCTCGGCTTGTGTTTGAGATGGCGAAAGTCTGCGTTGAGCAGTCGCCCAAACTCCGCACGAAACTGCGAGTATTCCGCAACTCCATCGTGCGAGAGGATACGCACTCGTTCTACAAGGCTCTCTCCGCGGAGGCGTTCACGAAGCACGGGCTCAACGCTCACGGCGTCATATTCGATGAGCTACACGCCCAGCCCGACCGCGAGCTCGTGGATGTGATGCAGACCTCGATGGGTGCGAGGCGGCAGCCCATGCTCGTCTACATCACGACGGCGGGGTATGACCGCAAAAGCATCTGTTGGGAAATCTGGAAATACGCCGAGGCCGTCGCCAGCGGTGCCATCAAAGATGATGCGTTCCTCTCGTCCATCTACGCCGCGGCGGTCGATGACGATTGGAAGGAAGAGGCGACATGGCGGAAGGCAAACCCGAATCTCGGGGTGAGCGTGAAGCTCGAATACCTCCGCAGCGAGTGTGCTCGGGCGGTCGAGATGCCGTCCTACGAAAACACTTTCCGGCAACTGCATCTGAACCAGTGGACCGAGCAAGACACGCGTTGGCTCCGCATGGACGCGTGGGCTCGGGGCGGGCAGGCGTGCCCGGTGACGCTCCAGGGCCGCGAGTGCTGGGCGGGCCTCGACCTCGCGACCACGTTCGACACGACCGCCTTCGTGCTCGTGTTTCCGCTGGAGGATGGGCGGTATTGGGTTGAGCCGCATTTCTGGATTCCCGAGGAGAACATGCGGGAGCGGGTGCGGCGGGACAAGGTGCCGTATGACGTTTGGGCTCGGCAGGGACACCTGCATCTGACGCCGGGAAACGTGACCGACTTTGACCAAGTGCGGGCCGACATCAACACGCTCGCCAAGAAATACAACATCCGGCAGGTGGGGATTGACCGCTGGAACGCCACCCAGTTGGCGAATCAACTGAACGGAGACGGGGTCAGCGTCTTAGGCTACGGACAGGGCTACGGCTCGATGAGCGGGCCCGCGAAGGTGCTGGAGTCGCTGGTGGTTTCGGAGAAGTTGCTTCACGGCGGGCATCCGGTGCTCGCGTGGCAGGCCGGAAACGTCGCGATTCAGCAAGACCACAACGGCAACATCAAGCCCAGCAAGGCAAAGAGCAACGAACGCATTGACGGCATCGTGGCCCTGGTCATGGCTCTCGGCGTTCACGCGTCGCAGGAAGTGAAAGGGCCGGCAATGGAGCCCTCCATCCTCATCCTATGATCGCCAACGCCAACCGCATTCTCTGGCTCCCCGAGAGCGACGCCCGGAACTGGGACTACGAATCCGGCGGGTTCTCTGGCGGCAACCGCAACCCGGCGGGCGTGCGGATCGACCCGGAATCGGCCCTGCGGGCGACTACGGTGCTCGCGTGCGTGCGGGTGCTCTCGGCGTCGGTGGCCGGGCTGCCGCTGCATCTGTACCGCCGGCTTCCAGGCGGCGGCAAGGAGTTGGCCCGCGACAACCCGCTATATCGGGTTCTGCACTCGACGCCGAACGATTGGCAGACGAGCTACGAGTGGCGTGAGACGCTCATGCTGCACCTGCTCACGCACGGCAGTGCCTATTGCGAGATTCGCGGGGCGGGCGAGTCGCGGCAACTGGTGCCGCTGCATCCCTCGCGGATGAAGGTCGACCGCCTGGAGAACGGGCGGCTTCGGTACACGTACCGCGAAGACCGTGGCTCCAGTACCGTCTACTCGCAGGATGCCGTGATGCACCTGCGGTGGTTGTCGGATGATTCGGTCAACGGGTTGGTGCCGGTCGAGATTGCGAGCGATGCCATCGGGCTGGCTCGTGCCCTGGAGATCCACGGGGCGACGTTCTTCGGCAACGGTGCCCGGCCGGGGCTGGTGCTCACGACTGACCAGATGCTTTCGCCTGAGGCGGCCGAGAACACGCGGAACCAGTGGGAGCGGGCTCATCGCGGCCCCGACCGAAGTCACCGGGTCGCGGTGTTGCAGGGCGGGCTGAAAATCGACGCCTACGGTGGCACGAACCAAGAGAGTCAGTTCCTCGAGGCGCGACGGTTTGCGGTTGAGGAAGTGTGCCGCATCTTCGGCGTGCCGCCGCATCTGGCTGGCGACCTTTCGCGTTCGTCGTTCTCGAACATCGAACAGCAATCGCTCGACTACGTGCAGAACGGGTTGATGCCGTGGCTGCGTCGATTTGAGTCTGCCATTACTCGCGACCTGCTCACCGACGATGAGACGTTCGCGGAGTTTGATGTTCGCGGTGCCCTGCGTGCTGACGCCGCGGGCCGGTCGGCGTTCTACAACACGATGGCGAGCCTGGGCGTTTTCAGCGTCAACGAGATCCGCGGGTTCGAGAATCTGAACCCGGTCGAGGGCGGTGACATCCGCGTAGTGCCGCTCAATATGCAGACGCTGGAACAAGCGAACGCGGCGGCTCAACTCGCGATGGCTCCCGCGACCCCGGTGGTCGAGGAGATCATCACGGTTGACGAGACGCCTGCGGAGCCGGCTCCCGAGGCGACGCCCGAGCCCGAGGTCGAGGAAGGTCCGCAGATTGCCGACGTTTCGCTCAACGGGGCTCAGGTTTCCAGCCTCTTGGAGATTGTGGCTCAGTACAACGCCGGCCTGCTCAACGAAGCCGGAGCGAAGGCAATCATCGCGGCTGCGTTCCCTGGCGTTCCGCAGGCGACGGTCAATGCCATCATCGCGGGCACGAACACGACGCCGGTCGTGATGCCGGGCGAAGGGACTGCCGCCGAGCCCGAGTCTCCCGCCCCCGAGCCGGTCGCCGAGGAAGTCGCTGCCCAGCGTGCCGAGCCTGGCACCGTCGCCGAGGGCGACTTCGTCTCATGGGGTTCCGCTGGCGGTCGAGCCCGAGGGCGCATCGACCATGTGATGGACTACGGCACGCTCGACATCCCTGGCACTGACTTCAAGATTGACGCGACCGAGGAAGATCCCGCCGCCCTCATCACGGTCTGGGAAGAGGTGAGCGGCGGCTGGCGGGCGACCGAGACGCAGGTCGGGCACAAGGTGAGCACGCTCACCAAGATCGACCCGCTGCCCGAGCCGGCCCCGGAAGAGAACGCCTACGGCTACGGCAAGCCGAAGCGGAAGCCACGCAAGCGGAAGGCAGACGATGGCACGGTATGACCACATCGACTTCACGCCGCCGGCTGGCGTGCGGTCTGAGGCGGCGAAGGGGCTGGAGTGGCGAAGCGAATACAACCGCGGCGGCACGGCAGTCGGCGTTGCCCGAGCACGAGACCTGAGCAACGGCACGAACATCTCGCCCGACACGGCGAAGCGAATGGCGAGCTACTTCGCCCGGCACGAGGTGGACAAGCAGGGCGAGGGCTGGAGCCCCGGCGAAGACGGCTTCCCGAGTGCGGGCCGGATTGCGTGGGCTCTCTGGGGCGGTGACGCCGGGCAGGCATGGGCGAGCAAACTCACGCGGCAGATTGACGCCGCAGACGCGGAGGGCAGAAGCATGAACATCGAACGTCGGGCTCTGGCGATTGACGAGGTCGAGTCGGCGGTGCCGCTCCTGGCGGTCGAGAGCCGCAGCGAGGATGACGGCAACGAACGCGAATACATCGTCGGCTATGCGGCGAAGTTCGGGGTGAACAGCCTCGACCTGGGAGACTTCATCGAGCGGATTGACCCCGGTGCGTTCGGCATCGTCAGCGAGCGTCGCGGTCGCCGCACGCCGCTCGAGACGCGGGCTCTGTGGAATCACGACGCGAACTACCCGCTGGCCCGCTACCCCGGCACGCTCAAGATGACGGTTGACGAAGTGGGGATGCGGTATGAGTTCCCGGTGCCCGACACGACCTACGGGCGGGACATCGCGAGCAACATTCGGGCTGGCATCGTGAAGGGCTCGTCATTCAGTTTCACCGTGCCCAGTGGCGGCGACTCGTGGGCGGTTGAGGACGGGCGAAGCATTCGCACCATCACCCGCATCGACTCGTTGCTGGACGTTGGCCCGGTGACGTTCCCGGCCTACCCCGATGCCGATGTGAAGGTTGCCCAGCGGAGCTACCAGCACTTCCGCGATGAGCAGCGGCGGCATCGCGAGGCTGCGGAATACATGGCGAGCCGGGCTGCGTTCTACCGCGACTTCTTGGGGAAGCATGGCAAGTAGCGGCGACCATTGCCCGCGATGCCGCGAGGGTCGCCTTGCGGTCGCGTCGAGTCAACGCAGCGGCGAGTACCAGACTCGCTACCTGCGATGTCAGCGTTGCGGCAACACCGACAAGCAGATCGTGCACAGCGGAGAGATTCGCCGCACGAAGTATTTTACTGCCTCCCCTGCATAACTGCGGGGTTCCGGGGCTGGCTCCATAGGTTCGGGATAGGTGGCGATTGGTCGCCGCATCCCCGAACACAGGAGAGCCCCTCGTGGACAAGCTCAAGGCAC